CCGAAACGCTCACCATTTTCGTTGACTTGCTGGCGGCAGTAGTTGCCATTCGCATCGGTAAAATATTCAAACTTCATATTGAGTGCTCTTTGCTGTTTCGCTGGAGTAGCTGCTTTGGGTTCATTTTCAGCATTGACTGGCGGTTTTTCATTATTCAGTTTTTCACCGGAACGCCCCACGCCCACGGTGATGTCAGCCGGTACAGACACCAGTGAAATCTCATAAGGTTCCCAATCGGTGATCAGATACACATCGCCATCTTCGCGGGTTTCTTTCAGTTTTGCCCCGAGGACGCGGTAACCTACCGATACCTGCTTGCGAATACTGTCCTTCACATCCTGAAAGATTTCCTCCGCACGGGGTGAACGTCCAAAACGCACCACGGCACGACCTTTCTTGTCGGCATCCACCCGCACCGATTCCACCACCCCAACCTGATCATCCCAGTCATGGTTAATCAGCAAGGAACCGCCAATGATGCGATCCATACGCATGGCACCTGCAGAATGGTCTAAAACCTCATAACCAAACCAGCGTTCCACTTCCACTTCACTGGAAAATGACAACTCGACTGTGCGTTTATCTTCATCCACCGAGGCACGCTCAAAAATGAATGAGCGGGTTAAGGCTTCTTTGTTAAATTCCGGCAACTGCTGTGTGCCAGCAGCATCACGGGTAAAGTTCATGCCCGCCAATGCCATTGCAAAATTCACTCGATTTGTACGCATTACATACCCTCTTTTGGACGACCTACAGCGCCTGTTTGTTTGCGGCCCATGCTAGCCAGTACCATTTCTTCTGCAACTTCCTGTGAAATCCCCTGCGCCACCAATTCATCCATCATGGCTCGGGTGTCACGGGCAATCTCTGCCCAGACCGTTTGTGGATCTTTACCCTGTTCACGGATGATGGCCCCGGGTGAAGTCAGCATGTTGTTCTTGGATTTTTCAGCAGCGGCCACATCACTGGACGGATCAATCCATTGCCAGCGGCGCGGCTGCCATGACACTGCTCTGTAACGGTCAATATCAACCGCTTTTAACGGCATATTGCCTTTTGAAATCTGGCCACGTAGCAATGAATACTCCAGCCAGGCATTAAATACCGGCTCAACCAGTGATTCGATCAGCCACTGCTGCAACTCTTTCCAGTGTTCGCGCTCATCCAGTGTGCCCTGACGGATCGAACTGAAGTTCACCCCTTCCTGATCCGAGGCCAGGTTGTTGTAAAGCACGCCCATGCCGGCAGCCATTGAGCGCAGCATGGCTTTATGAAATGGCAGAAATTCACCGGTTGGATAATTGGGTGACCATTCTTTCAGTTCAGCCCCTTGTGGCAGTACTGGAAATTCACCCGCTTGTGATTCAATCAGGATTTCATCTTCATCTGAATCAAACTCAGGCCCATGACCATCTCTCCATTGAATGAAACCCATCTTGTTTGCTGATGTCCGTGCATTGATGATGGCTGAATCTTCAAACTCGGACAGCTGGCGCATACGGAACAGGCTGGTCGCTGTCCAGGGCAAACCACGTTTCTGGCCGATAATCTCTTCCAGATAACCATGAATGATCTGATCCGCCGGAACTTCGATATAATTACCGCTGCCGTGTCGGTATTGGGTTTCTTCTTCGCTATCTGCATCAAAGAAATAGGACACTGGACGGCCATATTTGTTGAACTTGATGCCCTGACGGATGAAATAGCCATCTCGTAGCTTTGCGCTATAACTCACGGGACAACGCTGTGCATCAATTAACTGAATGGCAAATCCCAACGGCCCTGCATCATCACCACGAATCATCCGTGCAAAGAATTCACCATCCTTGGCCGCTGAAATCACACAGGATCGCTGAATGGATCGCCAAGACTTCTTGCCCTGAATGTCACAATTCTGTTTCTTGCTCCATTGCTCCCAGGCTTGCTCAATGGCATCACAGGCTTTGTTGTCCAGCTTGCCGGCGGTTGTTCTAATCTGTGCCTGCAGCAAAACGCCTTGTGGCCCGACAATATTCTGATGGGTTAAACGCAGGTACTGTTTGCCATAGTCGTTGTTGGTACATTGCTCTCGGCTACGGGCAACCAGCGTACGCTGATAACGCTCAATGATCAGATCGGCAGTCATCGGTGTAGATGGCCAGTTGCTGGTTAAGCGGTTGCTGACACCCGCCTTAAACATGCGTACTGCGTTACGATATAAACGGCGGCCCTTGTTGACCGCTTCAAATTCGGTATTTCCAAGCTGGGTCACGTGCGGAACATCGGGAATCTGTCTTTTAAAACTAAACATGCGCAATTACTCCAACGTCACACGGACAACTTGACCAAACAGGCTTTTGCCTTTGGCCTTGGCTTGTTCACGTGCAACTTCGGCACGGTATAAAGAGCGCAATTTCAGTAAAGTTTCTAAGGGTGTCCGGTACAGTTCACGGTTATTGATGCGGTAACGTTCCTGATCCAGTGACGCACGCCCCTCGATCACCGCTTCCAGTGCTGCCAGTGTTTTCTGTGCATGGCTGCGCAGGTCTGTACTGGTGTTAATCGCAGATAAATCGGCAATAATTTCCAGCACACCACTGTCCAGTTCTTCAACTTCACCGGAAATATTGACGGCACGTAATGAATAGCCGTAATGCCCGGCCTGGTAGGTTTTTGTGGTTTCAGCGGAAATATTGAATAGATGCTGGTTGCCATCGGCAGTGGATTGCATGTTTATGCTCGTGGCACCACGCAGATAAACCACCAGTGACCAGCCACCCGTTGCAGGATATGCGGTTAAGTTAAAGCTCTGCTTAAACGTCACACCTGCCGTAATTTTTGTGGGGAATCGTACATAACTCATGAAGAATGATTACCGAAAATGCGCTTTTTCTAGCATCAATCTTCGATAATCAGCGGGGTTTTTTCATTATTCAGTTTTTCATGACTGTACCTTGAACGTAAATGTATCTGGAAAACCATGAATAAAGGTTAAATAAAAAGGCTCTACGGAATATCTAGTGGAATTTAATAATTCATAGATATTCCGTAAAACGGAATAAGTGGTGGAATTATTTGGTTAAGCGTTTAGCTGCTGCTTGAATAATTTCAGGTAGAAGCTCTTTCTTAGGTCCAGATGGATCTCCAATAATTTGTGCAATATTGTCACTACTTAAAATCCAGTTATCACTCGGAATTAATTGGATTGTAGGTTTATTGTCGTAACCCATGTGCAACATCATACGACTACCTTGCACCATGCGAGTGACAGTAGCTCTAACTAGAGTATCTTCATCAAATTTAGGAGCATCAGGTACTTTACCGCCTAACCGTTTGATTTCTTGGTGCAGCGCCCAGTAGTAATCCATAACCTTATTGGTTGTATCGGCAGCTAGCAATTCAAATGATGTTTGCTCAATTTTACCCTTCACCTCCATTTCTTCCAGATACCTCACTGCATCATCAAAGTGGATTGTGAGCAGCTCGTGGTAAGAGTTGATATTGAAATGTCTATTATGGCGAGTCCAGATTTGTGCTCGTAATGCCCGTTGATCTCCTGCCTTGCGCTCAACAATCTCTTGTAGGGTAGATTTCTGCTCAGGCGTAATAGTATGGCGTTGGTTAATTGCCTGACCTTTACTCCAATAATCCCAAAGCACATCATTACATTCATTTTGGTACGTAATGACCGTTTCACGAAGTTCGGGTTTTACTTTGTTGGCATGAATAGAGTAAAGCCATGCAGCCAATTTTCGAACTGGTAAACAGATCATTAATCGGCTTTTACCATCGTTAGCAACTGTGGTGATTTCCACCATAGTTGAATTAAAACGCTCTTTTAATTTCACAAACTGACTTTTCCAGTCCAAGCCCATACCATCAACAATTGGCTTCATGGGCGTGTAAGGCTGCCCATTATGCTCAACAACATAAAGTTCAGTATTATGGAAAGGCACTGCAATTTGGGTTAAACTATTCATAGTTAATTTCTCTCTGTTATTGACTACATCAAAGCCCTGTCCGTCGAAAGTCTGGGCTTTTTTGTTGTCTGTTGATTTCATGCTTTCGCACTCTTTTGGTTTTGTTTAAGCCATTCTTCAACAATAGTATTCAACTGTGCTGTCAAAGAACGACGGTTTTCTGCTGCTGCCTTTTTCAGCCCATCTATATTTTCATGAGCCATTCGGACATTTAGCTGCTTGACATGTCGCGTCATTTTTACTCCTTTTAAAGTGTTTTGCTTTATAGCGTTTTAATTTACAGCAAAATACTTTATTGAAGTAAAGCGTTTTGCTATATATCATTAAAATAATTTCACACCTTACTGAACTGCTATGGCTCAAGAATATTCACAAGTAAACTTCAGAATACCTTCGAAGCTAAAAGAAGATATAGAAAAGGCAGCTTTCGCCAATAACCGTTCAATTACATCTGAACTTGTGTCTCGGCTTGAAGAAAGCTTCGAGCAAGATCAAAATAGCTTTGACCAAGGATATGAAGCCGCTCTAAATCACGCAGCACTTGCTATTGCTAAAGTTTTAAGTAAAAAAAACGTAGAGTGGCCTGAGATTCAGAAGACCGCGCTCTTTATGCTTGAAGAAGCTAAGAATATAAAAAAAGCACCATAAGGTGCTTTTTTAACAATAAAGATTCGCACTCATTTCTTGTTCCCGAACACCTTACGCTTTTTAATGATCATAGCCGGCTGCACTGCATCCACGTTATTTTCAGCAACTTTCGCTTTCTTGCGAATGATGGTAGATGATGATTTCACTGGTTCATCAGATTGAACAGTACGAATATGATCGCCACCCATCGCCACACGTTCCGCAATGCGCTTTAAATTTGGCTGCATGATTTTCAAAGCAGCCAATGCATAAACACGGCAGTCCAAGCCTTCGTTACGTGCCCGGTCTGGCTTGTGCCATTCGCGGATCGGCTGTCCTTTAATGTAGCGCGTAACCAATTTTTCAGCCGTTAATTGCCGATACCATTCTGTTTCCCGTTCAATCGGGAAATGACAATAACCCGGTCCTTGTTTGTCCAGATCCAAACGACGCATCACTACCAGTTTGGCTTCATCCGTGCCGACAATGAACAGGTCAATTTTACGTTTGTCTTTACCCGACTGTTTACGTTGTGGACTTTGCACAATCGGCATGCCCCAACCACCACGTCCTTTGATGGCGAACAGTTTACGGTTGCGGCGGCTTTTCACGTATTCATAGGCCCGTTGTGTATAGCCAGCTGTACCACCGGTATCCAGACACGATGCTGAAATCGAAAGTTGAGCGCCAGATTCATGCAGATAGGTACTTTCCAGAATATCGTCTAAATCTTCCCAGACTTCTTCACCCAGTGGATCACCCCACAATACCCGGTAATCAATGGACCAGCTTTCCTCACCTGCTCCCCAAGCGACAATTTCCAGTTCTAAACGGTCCATCTGCATATCGATGCCGCAGGTGAGATACACACCACCATTGGGCACCGTGGATTTGTACTCTTCAGCCCGGTTTTGCAAGGTTTCCGGATCGGCTTTATCACCTTTTTCCTCGTAGGTTTCACCCAGTGATACGTTGACGAATACCTGCAAATCATCCAGTGCCAGCTTATCCAGATAAGACTGCACGATATCGCGCATTTTACGGAATGTGGACAGCATTTCCGGTGCATGAAAACTGATATGACCACGGAACGGTTTTTCTGCCTTCCAACCATGTCCCAGTTTTTCCGCATTACGAATGGCGGCAATCCGTTCGCCATCGGTCCAGACCTGACCGCAACACTCACAGCGATAACCGGCGGTTTCCGAATGATGTTCCTGGTCTAAATCTTCACGCGCATCCTGAATATTGCTGGATTTACGCCCTTCCCAGGTGACATTTTCCCATTTTAAAAACTGGGCTTCACTACAATGTGGACATGGCACGTAATAACGGCGACGGTCACCTTCATTAAAGGCATTTTCGATACGACTGGCACCAGCGACCGTTGGTGTGCTGGACTCGGTTCTTAGTGCCTGGTCTCCAAACGTAGCAGCACGCTGAGACAATAACTCCACCGGATCACCTTCTGCTGTAGCCTCCATTCCGTCCACTTCGTCCGCGTGCGTCACCGGTGCTGAACGGCCGCGCAAGGTCTTTGGTGAGCCCGCCCAACTAAATAACAACCACCCACCAATATAAGAAATCATGCGACTGTTGTTCACACCATCCCTGCTACGTGGCTTTGCCATCTTTCTCGCTATTTCTGGGTTTGATTCCAGCATTGGGCGAAGTTTGGTTTCCAAAAATGTCTGAACATCGCCTTGGGTCGGCTGGACAAATATTTGAGACCTTGGTTCATGCGCAATGAAATAACTGGTTGCACATTGTTGAACCGTCGTTTTCCCCAGCTGTGCGCCGGTCATATAGGAAATACGTCTTACCCCACGCTCTTTAATGGCATCGATCATGCCGCGCTGGTAAGGTGCATTATCAAAATTGATTGGACCTGGAATAGCATTCCCCACTGGAATTTTAATATTTTTCTCAGCCCAGTCGCTTGGCTTTAGATCCGGTGGGGGTAGTAAATTCTGCATTGATCGTTGCATAGCAGAATAAACAGCGTTCATATTGCTAAACATCATCATGCTGCATAAATCCATTCAAATGGATGAATAAACTTTAATTTGTTTTTCTTTGAATTGTTTAAATATGCAGGTATGACCTGAAAATTATTCCAAACATGCAAACCACATACGTTCTTTGCTTGTACTGGAATCATGTGGTCAATCTGCCATTCAATACTCGTTATTTGCTGTCTTAATTCTGCGAGGGCATAAGATTCAGATAAAACAAACTGATCCAACTCACCAAACCAGCTTGGTGTTGCCTGAATTATCTTTTTCTTTCTGTTGGCATGACTAACTTTACGGCGTAATTTATTTTTCTTGGACCACTCTCGACTATAAGCACGATTTTCCTCTGCTTTCTCATAATATCTTTTTTTTCGTGCAGCAGTTTGCTTCTCCAGATTATCTAAATAATAGGCTTTCATCTTACTACGTTCACTTTCTTTATTGTTTTTGTAGCAATCCATGCGACGATTAATCCATTTATCTGGATTTTCCTCATAATCTTTTTTAGCTTTCTCTTTTTGACATTCAATGCATGTAAAATTAGAAACCGTACGTTCGGCAATGTGATTATTCTTGCAAGCGACTCCAGTAAAATAACGTTTTAAACCTTGCGCCAAAGCCTCATTTCTACTGATTACAATCACAGTTCTTCTTCCTCGAAAAATTCCTCTGATTCAACAGTCTGTTCCAGTGCTAATACAATTTCAGCTCTGAGCTTTTCTTTAAACACCAATTCATCAGTTTCACCAAGCAACTGTAAAACTGCACGTTGCGGAACACCCATGATATTTTGTCTAAGTTGCCCCATAGACATTGCCCAGACTTTTTCATATTCAGAAACTAATGCCACTTCACCTTTTTTTATGGCCAGTTCCAGCTCTGCCAATTCAGTTTCTGCTTTCTGCTTACGGATCCGTAGCATCTCAATGTCATCTGGAATTCCGCCAGTAGCTTCTTCCACATCTCGATCACGCAACCACTTTGAAACATGAGCTGTATTGAACTGCCATTCCTGCCCTTTTCCCCCACCCTTTTGAACAACTGGACAACCTTGGCGAACCCAAGAATCGATCGTATTGAGCGCGACTCCAAAAACCTCTGAAAGCCCCGTCCTGTTTACGATTCGACCCTTTTGTGTGACTGACATAAAAGCACAAGTTCCAGCTCAAATATGGTTGAGATATAGATGTTTAAACCGGTTTGAAAATTGACACAGATATGGAACGGCGCGAGGACTTTGCCCCCGCTTAGGGTGCCCCCTGGGAAGTACCTTGAGAAACTATTATTTGTAAACAACGAGTTACATCACGTCTGACCATTGCACACCTCCCGATCTTGCTCTAGGAGTTGCTGCGCAGCTGCTAGTTGCTCTGCGACTTGGTCTGCCCTTGCGGCTTGACGAATAAGAAATTCAACATCTGTGTCGAGAAGTCCGCCTGTTGTTTCTGCATGATTGCCGCTGGTGCTGCCGGCAACTGAGGACACATCGGGACATTGTTTGGCTTTGAGTGACTCACGCAACCTGACAGTGTTAGTGCGATACTCATCAATAGTGCTGTTCGCATTGTGCTCGATTTCCTTTTGCTTGGCAAGAAAGTCAGATTCAATTTGCTCTTGTTTTTTATAGGCATCACGCTCACGTTGGAGCGCCTTATCTACATCAGCTTTCAGTTGCTTGATCATGTCCTCATAATTATCTATTTGTTCTGTTCGTGCTTTCTTGTAGCCATAGTCATAACTGCACCAGGACACAAAGCAAATAAATGCGATCCACAACAATCCGATAATTAATCTGATATTCATTAGAATCCTGCCTTAATGACCCATTTGCCTGTGCGCATCTGTTCTGCATGGCGTTGGGCTCGTGACGGCGTTTGCTTGGCCCATTTTGAATTCATCATGCCATTAGCGGCCTCTGTGTATTTTCCTGCCTGGATCATGGCTAATGTGTTCTTAAAACCGAGTAGACCATCGACACCCATCTGAAAAGCCATTGATAGCAATACGCCACGGCGTGCATCATCAAGTGTTTTAATCCAGGGTAATTTTGCTTCTAGTGCAGTAATGCGCTTTTGAATATCGTTCTTCAATAAGAAAGCTGACTCTTCCGCCGTGATACCACCGCCTTTGCGCTTGTCGATCAGGCGCCCCACACCGATGGTTGAATAGCCGAGATGGTCCTTGTACTCGGTTAAGACCTCGCCTTCCTCAGCACGTAATAAACGGGTAATTTGCTGTTCAAAGTCTGACATTACTATTTCCTCTTCCTCTTACCTATCCAAGCCTTAAACAGTTCGACAAAATACTGACGCAAGGACATTTCCTTCCATGCGCCAGACTTGATGTAGCTAATAATTTCCTGAAAAATCAAACCACCGAACGAACCAAGTAAAAATCCAACTGCCCCAGCACTAGCTACATCAATAACCCATCCGAACTTGCCGGAAATGAGAACAACTAACTGCGTTAAGTAATGCGCCGTAAACGCACCAGACAGAATAAAAACAGCATAATCAGCAGGGTTTTTGAGTTGGTCTTTATGGTATCTAGTCACAATTGCGGCTCCTATTGCACCAGCAATGAAATACTGAAAATCCCCTAAAATCTTCATTAAAGCTGCGTACAAATCATGCAAGTTCATTATTTTGCAAGTCTCTTGGATTCATTTTTGACAATTTCACTTTATTCCATGTTTTTATTCATTATGTAGTTTTTCACCAGGTAATAAAAAAGCCCCTCACATTGAAGGGCTTTGGTTATATTAACTTATGCATGGATCATTTTTAATCAGGTTATGAACAAGCGCCAGCTTGTTGTGCTCCATATCTAGCCTGATCCACAGTGTACTTACTACCCGCACTCGATGAGAGCTACTCAACAAGGCCACTGCAAGAGAATCCTGTGAGATCAAGATATTGCTTTGCAGATCTGACTGCCTGCTCATTCCAGTCAACATTCAAACTATCAACTGCAACAGTAGCATCAGCAACATCATAACCATCACCAGCACTGGATGACAGTTGCTGTATAAGTCCATCACGTGAGAATCCAGTAAAGCTCAGATAATTCTCTGCTGATCTAACTGCATTCAGTTGCGGTCTGGTTAGGCTTTCCCCCACTGGCTCTGTTGGTAGCTCTTCTTGCTTAGTTTTGGCTTGAGTTAGAACTTCACTCACTTCCTCTTGAACCTCTACTGCTTTTTCTTTCTCAGCATCTTTTACGACTGCTGCTTGTGCTTGAGCTTTAGCCTTCTCTTCATCCGACATGGTTGCATCAAAAATTAAAGATGAAATAATCATGCCTACAAAAAATACTAAAAATGCTTTCCCTCTGGTCTTCATTTTAACAACGCTTGGTTTAACTAACCCGATAATTAACAAAATGAACAAAACTAAAGTTAGTATTGCAAACAACCCATTAATAAATGACATATTTATCTCTTTTCTTTGGTTCTAAAGTTTTACTTATTGACTAATATATCACCTAATAGCTAATTAGTGCCAGAAGCAACCATACAAACCGCACGCGGCGTTAAATCAAAGAACTCTGCAATCTGCTCTTTTTTAAACCCCTGCTGCAGCATGGCCTTAATGCCTAGATTGCGATTTTTTAGAATGATCTGTTTGCACTGGGAAAGTGCTAATAGCTCACCGCCAAAATGCTGACTGAGTTTATATGCATCTTCATAACCAATCATCTGTACCAGATTATGCTTGAGATCAAAGTTTTTCAGCTTTGGCACATACAATAATAACTGGCCCGCACCCTGCCGTTTTTCCACTTTATAACGCGGACACTTACTCACCAGATACAACGCTTTCTGTCTGCCCAATACTTCAGCAATTGCGTGTAAATCACCTTTCAAATCTGAAATATCATCCTGCATGCTGCCCTCTAAAATAATTCTGACTTTTCGATGGATGGTTTATAGAAACGGCGGAATACCAGCATGGCCGCATCACGTGCATGCTCATTGGTTCGGCCTGTCCAACCGGTAATTTTCTTGAATGTGTCTGCTTTATATTTGGTGCTGTTGTTTTTCGGGTGAATCATCTTGAAGTTGATCTGGTTTTCCTTACACCAGTCTTCCCAGATTTGTGCATCACGCTTGACCGATCCAACGCCCTGCGCCTTTTCTCTGCCGCCGGTGAACCATGTCCGTTGACGGGCATCTTCGATATACAGGCAAACGCTTTCTTTTCCGTGCAAGTCGATGAGGCGGTTGATGTTCTGCATGGCTAGGGTGATGGTCATGCACGAGACTTGCTGCAGCTCCCCACCGTGACCACGATCAATGGCCACGGCGAAACCTGTATGAACACCAGTATCGATACCGATGAGGATTTTCAAATCACAAACTCCTTGTCACCTTTGCCCCAGCACACATACCCGACCTGAACAGTTAAATTGCGGTACCCAATTCCCTGATCAAAATCAAATAACCGGTCGCCGTGGATATATTTCAACTGCAGATAAAACGGTTGCTTCATGAAGAAAGCTTCGTACTCTTTGCGCTTGTCCTGTTGCTCAATAACAATTGCATCCGATAAATCACACATGAACGGCGTGCCGTCGTCTAATCGACCAAATACACGCCCATCTTCAATACGATCAATTACACCATCACCAGTGAAGTGATTATTTGAAAACTTGGTTGCTGATTCAGAAACAAAATCGACCTTTACGCGGTCATTAATTTTCATCTCTCAATCACCTTCGTATTCGGGGAAATGTGATTGCGAATATCGCTTACATAGTCGGTGCGGTCGTGGTCGGCTAAAGTGGCGCGGAGGTCGTCGACACAGACGGAATCAATAGACAATTGCGATAAAAAGAAATCGTCTTTTTCTACTGAGTAATATTTGAATTTAGTAAAATGAGTTCCAAGTTTGCGATGTCGCTCCACAATTTTCCGCATCTGTTCGATTGTTAAATTCATGCCTTCACCTCAAATAATTCCTTGGCCATTCCTGGGCAGAGTAAAACTTGAAGTGCGACATAAACCACCTAATTAATTTAAAGGGTTTATGGAGTATATAAAATTGTCATACCATCATCTTAACTTTGAAGATCGTACTGCATTAATGCTTGAGTCAAGAAAAGAAGGCTTTTCAGCCAGAAAATTTGCTGAACTTATTAAAAGACATCCTAGTACGATCTATCGTGAGCTTAAAAGAAATAGCATCAATGACGTTTATCAAGCTCGATATGCTTCTGATAACACTTTTGCTAGACGTAGACGTGGTCACAGAAAACTCAAAATCGATTCAATCCTCTGGAAATTTATTGTTGAAGCGATCCGTTGTTTATGGTCTCCTCAGCAAATAGCAAAGCGTTTAAAGACATTTCCTGATTTGGATCAAACAATGAATGTAAGCCATACAACGATTTATTCAACGATACGAGCATTACCAAAGGGTGAGTTGAAAAAAGACTTATTATCCTGTCTGCGTCATGAAAATAAAAAGCGAAAAGCTAACGGTGAACCTAAAAAAGATTCTATATTACAGGATATTAAAACTATTCATGAGCGCCCAGCCGAAGTTCAAGAAAGAAAAATACCGGGTCATTGGGAAGCCGATTTAATTAAAGGTAAAGACAATAAAAGCTCGATAGCAACACTTATTGAACGAAATACACGGCTCTGTATCTTGGCAACATTACCTGATGCAAAGGCAGAATCCGTGCGCAAAGCTTTAACTGAAGCTCTGAAATATTTACCTGCAGAACTGCGTAAAACGTTGACCTATGACCGTGGACGTGAGATGTCAGAACATAAAAAACTCGAAGAAGATTTAGGCATAGATGTATATTTCTGTGACCCACATTCACCCTGGCAAAAAGGCACATGCGAAAATATGAATGGTTTAATTAGGCAATATTTACCTAAAGGGATTGATTTAAATCAGGCAGATCAGCATTATTTAAATCAAGTTGCCATGTCATTGAATACTCGTCCTAGAAAAGCGTTAGATTGGCTTACACCATTAGAGAAGTTTGCTCAGCTTGTTGATTATCATAAGGCTTTTGAAACTGTCGCACCTCAAATAATTCCTTGGCCATTCCTGATAAGTAATATCGATACCCTGTGTTAACATGGCCAATGCGACGCACTAAACCCATGCTTTCCAAATTCCTTAAATATCGCTGTACCGATCTCTTTGACATGCCTGGTAATACCTGTGCTCGAATCACGTCAGCTGATGCAACTTTGGTATTTTTAATAAAAACCAGAACTGCCACACCGCGTGTTAACTGCGATACACCCTTGGATCCAACTAAATCCATTGTTGAAAAATCTTTAGGATGCTTCACACCCCACCTCTCATACGCGCATCAGACCAATTGCACTCAACCATGTCTAAGCCATCGTGCTGGAAACGGGACCACAGGCGGTCACCTAAATCCTTACGCAATTCTTCAAGTGTAAAGTTTGAAATTAGTATTGTTGGTTTGCCTTCGTCATAGCGGGAATACAAAACCTTGTGGACCAGCTGCAGACGGTTTTCATGTCGATCATGCAAGCCATATTCATCCAGAATCAGGAGGTCATATTCCGTAAACCGGTAGATTGCGTTTGATTCGCTGTCATTAGCCTCTTTCTTCCAGGCATTGGCAATCTCATTGGCCATATCTTCGGAAGTGATGTAACGGGCGTATTTACCGTGCTCCAATACGTTTCTGGCCACTGCACAGGACAGATGCGTTTTACCGGTACCCGTACGGCCTACCATGATCAGATTCCGTGTTTTACCGGCAATAAAATCCTTGGTGAATTTCACGCAGGTCATTTTTGCCAGCTTCTGGCCATCGTTCTGAGTCTGGTATTCAGCAAAGCCGCTTTGAGCATGACGGGCTGGCAACTTGGCACCAGCAAAGTGTTTTTTACGCACTTCGGTATCCACTTGCTTCTGGTGTTCACGGTTTGCCTGGTTCAGTTTTTCTTTGGCACAGGTACCGCAAATCGGGCCACCACCGGTGATCAGTTTTGGCTCGGCGTGAATTGCACAAAGCTCGTGACTGACTTCAAGATTGAATTGTTGAGTAACAGCGGTTGAGTTCATATCAAACCCCCCAGCTCAATGTCATCGGTGCACGGCGCGTAGTACTGGATCTCTCCCCAGGCATCGTTGACGTTTCGGTTTGGTATTGCGCCAGTCTTTCGGATCGAAGTGTTCTTGCGCTCAATTCGTTGCAGCTGCTTTTCAAATTCCTGCACAAGCCACTGTGCAAACTTCCGGTGTTTCTGGTTGTCAGTGAGCTGAATATTTCGCTCATGGTGTGCGTTGAAGTTCCCCAGATGGAATTGAAATTCTTCCAGACTTAAAATTTCATGAACACGTTGTGAAAACTTTGTGGTTTGTAAAATCGTTTTCAGCTGCTCAATGTTTGGATTCCAAGTCTCAGTTTCTGAACTTTCTTCCTGCGCGTTTGTGTGTATATTTTCCTGTTCCTGCTCCTGTTCCTGTTCTTGGCTTGCAAGGGGCTTTGAAGGGGCTTCATTTTTAGTGTGTTTTTTAGTCGAATTTGCACGTTTTTCAGTCATGCAAAATGCCTTGCTATATTTGTCGAAAAAGCTTGCTAGATAAGGGTTTGAAGGCAGTGAGTTATATTCGTTTTGTACACCCTTGCATCGATTGTCTGTAGCCTTTAGAGAATCAGCAACCTGAAAGCGTGCCATTTCATAAACCCACACCATCTCCGAAACAGGGTCATAACTGCAAAATCCCGCTTCGCAGGCACTATCAAGACCCTTTGAAGCCCCTTCAAAGCCCAATCCTGTTTCATGCGCGATATATAGAAGCGGTACGTAAAATAAGCCGAGCATATTGGCATGAGGGCAAGTCATTAAATACATTGCAACCACGAGACCCTCTGGACATTGACGCAACTGTTTGCCAGTTGAACCAGTCCAGAAGTGTGGAGATACTTTTGCATAATCACGCATGGCTTTTAAGCTCCTTATAAGGGGTTTGTATGTAGTATTTAAGAAATATAGACTCTTGTTTTAAAAAATAATTTAGAGAGAAAACATGACTCTTATTCGTAAACAAAATGCAGTAGATATTTACGCTGCTCACGACGGGCGATTTGTTGTTATCCGTGAAGAAGACGGTTTTTATGACCCCCAAAATGGTGAAACGGTTGATGTGTTTATCAATATTGATGTGACCCATATCGACACCGTTATTGATGCACTTCAGGCTGCAAAGAAAGAAATTCTTGACCGGTAATTTGATCTTACCTTGCTGCACTGGTAGTTCATGTGCTAAATTTGCTCTTGCATTCATATTTGATTTACCTCGAATAAGAATCCCAAAAGCCTGACCTAGACCGTCAGGCTTTTTCTTTTTCATCAACACAGGCATGGACCTTCGCATCCAGTTCAGCTAAGACCATGTGAAGCGTGTGGATGACTTTGGACATATCCATTGCCTCTCCCAGCGTTACCCGGCCATCAGCCATCATCTCTTTGAAAACCGCCTGTATATCTCCACCAGCAATTCCCATATTCAAAATCAGTTCTGTCAGTGCAGAATCCCGGCATTCGGGAATGACCGGTAAATCAATAGCGACTTTCCCATGTTCAGCATTGAGGCTTTGCAAAATGCGTGGATCGCCTGTAATGGCCATGAGTTTTGAGGCTTCAACAAGTGAAATATGGTGCGTATCGGTATTCGGATTTTACTTTGCTGTTGAGAACAGCCGGGCTTTTAATACCCATGCGTGGAGCCAGTGCATTTGCACCACCTGGGTAGTCGTGCACCGTGTGATAAGCCGCGTCTACAATGTTCATTTGTGATTCCTTTGAACGTATTTAATTAGAATCAATCAGTTGATAATTGATTTATGCAGTTAATGCGGGAGCTATAGATGAAACTGACTTATCACGGCGTATTTCAAAATGAATACTGGGAATCAAAGCCATAATTTTTCCAACGGATGGGTCTGGAACATACTCCCCCCACTGGCTTACAGCTTGTGGAGTAACCCCTATCTCATCTGCTAAGTGGGATGCATTTTTGAAGAATTTCATAGCATCACTTGTCTTAATCAGTACTTTCACATCTATTCCTCAAAGTACGCTTTATTTTTAAAGCATACCTTAATAAATATCTGTAAACAAGCTTTATTAACCATGTTGTAAGCTAGCTTTAAATTTAAAGTGGGTTTTATTTATGAACACTCTTCAGGATAGGATTAGCCTTGCTATTAGCCATTTCTTGAAAACCAGAAATGAAAAGAAATTAAAAAGAAGTGAAATGGCAAAGTTTTGTGGTGTGTCAGTTGCCGCTATAGGTCAATGGATTAACGGACAAACCAACTCACTTGATAGTTTAAAAAACGCAAAGGCTGCACAGTACTTGGGTGTAAACCCACACTGGCTAGCTGGCGATTCAAAATTTAAAATGCTGGACGATGTTGATTCAACTATTAAGTTTGATCCACTTGTTGCTGTAGATACCGTGGTTGCAACCGAAGACCACAAAGATGATTTTGTTTGGATCGATGTGGTTGAGGCTGTCTTTTCATGTGGCGCTGGCGAATCAATTGAATTTCACTTTGACACCATTAATGGAAAAATCCCATTTTCACCTTCATTTATGAAAGACAAAGGCGTTACTGAAAAAACCATGAAAATCATTAAAGCCAAAGGCGAAAGCATGGCGGATTTCATTAAGGATGGTGACCTAGTTGGTATCAACTTAGCGCAAACAGACATTATTGATGGTGAAATTTACGCTGTGTATTTGGCTGGCGAAGGCATGTTGAAGCAAATATTTAAAGAAGCTGACGGCTCTTTGGTGCTTCATAGCTTGAATGAAAAGTTTCCAGACAGAATTGTAAGTGAAGAAAATGGAAGGAATTTTAAAGTAATAGGTCGCCAGTTTTGGCGGGCGGGATAAATTTAAAAATAGAGAATACTTATGCACCCAAAACAAATTATGAATCAGATCGTTGAACGAATTAATAAGGCTGCAACTGATAGCGAGTCACTAACACTTAACCCTGAAGAAGTTAAAATTCTCTCAGAAGAAATTGGCGATCTACACTTCATCCCTGTGCTTACTAATGAGCAATTGATCCAGCTATGCAATGAGGGAAAGTTGGGTCAAAAGGTGGTTGATTAAAAATACTAAACTGCGAACCCGACGCAGTCCCTTAGAACAGATCGGGTGGAGAGAAGAATGAAAGCTTTGCTAATTTTAAAAAAATCACAATTTTAACTTAAATCGTTTTAATGAGCTTGCAGGAGTCGAGTCTTCCAAAGGTTACGAGGTGTTATCAACTAGCGTTTTTCTATTCGAGCTTGAGCACGCTTCTCATCTTCTAGCAAATATACAAAGTTGGTTAAACGATCAAGAAAAGTCTTACCATGTAATATACCTTCCAAGCGAACCTGTAGTGTTTCAATATCCAAATGAGGATGCGTCAAACTTTGCAAATTTGGTTGGCTAATAATAAATTGCTGGCGAGAGATTCTTTCTCGGTTCTCAATAAATTCTCTTGCTATAGCATCGAGCGTTTGGCGATCTGTTTTATTTGCAACGCAATATGTAAGGTGTTCTGTAAATACATAATCCTCAATTTTTTTTGCAGATTCAATAACCTCATCAACTGTTAAATCATGTGCATCCATTAGCTTGAATACAACAGTAGAGCGAAATGCTTGTTTATTTTCAGTATCCATAACAAACTCCATCTAACCCACCCAGTGTGGGTTTTCTTTTTAATAAATCCATACTTTCCCTGATATTATTAAGTTGAGACTCTGCACCAACATTGTTCTCAATCACCCATAAATATCGGAGAAAATATGAAGACAACTAATTTAAACATTAAATCTAATTTAATTAAGAAAGCTGAATTTGAAAACTTAACTCTCTATATTGAAGAAACTTGGGCTGGTGGTTTTAAGGAAAGAAATTGCTATGGGTGGCAAGCAACCTATGGTCAATCGCATTGGATGCCAAAAAGCATAAGACTCCCTGAAAGCTTTCATTTTTATTATGAGCACGACGCAAAAGTAGCAGAAGAAAACGCCATGATCGAAGCACAGGAGCCAGCCAATGACTAATCAATCAAACCTAGAAAAAGTTATGGCCATCCATGCGGAAATGCTTCAAACCAACCATTACTGCTACTTTGAATTGGCATATACACGCTATACAGACTGGATGGTTTGGATTTGCAGCAATGCACGTGAGCAAGACCCCAGCCGTAAAGTTCTATTGCAGGGGCAAGGTTGTACACCAGAGGAAGCATGTGCTGACGCTTTAAATAAATATGAGGGCCAAGCCAATGACTGAAAAACAATGTGCTTGGGTTGAGAATCAAGATGCAAATTGGGAAACAGGGTGTGGTGAAACCTTTGTTTTTAATGATTGCATGCTGCCATCGGAACACTCTTTTGTGTTTTGTTGTTTTTGTGGTGGGGAGCTTAGTGAAACAGTGTTTGAGGAAGAGTGGAATGACTGAATACTGCTTAATGTGTAAAAGGTTCACGGTTCGCTGTGGCGTGTTTTGTAAAGAATGTGGGTTCAAGTGAGGTGTTCTGAAATGACAAGCAGTATTCAACGTATCAAGCTTGGCGTGTTTTCTAAACGCTACTGGCAGGATGAAGAA